TGTTCAAACTCCAATTACAAAAGTTGATGATGAGGGTAAAGAGTATCAAGCAGAAGATGAAGTTCATGTTAAATTTGCTATGGGTAGAAAGTTTGCGAGAGCATACTATCGTGATGAGATGAGAGCAAAAGGTCTTAACCCAGACTTTCAATTATCTATCAATGATGACTACTCAAAAAGAAATCCAAAGTATTATAATGATGAGAGTTCAGTTAATAAATTTTTGGGTTTTAGTACATCTTCAAATGATGATAAATCTGTAATTACACCTAAAGCAAAATGGGAAGAAGATTTTAAACTTTGGACTATTGGTTCTAATTATTGTCATTCAAGACAATTCAAAGTTGATGAAAACACTCTAAACTTTTTTAAGATGTATGTTGCTAGTGCCGACAATGTAATTAAAGAGCATGAACAAATGTATTCTTATGTTGAGGGCAAGATGAAAACTTTAAGATTAGGTTTAAAATCTTATCGTACTTTTGACCAAGCAAAAGCACTTGCAGATAAAGTTGGAGTTGTTTTAAATGAAAGTATGTTGAACGAAAGTAGTTCAATGGCGCTTTCTATTTATAGTCCAGAAAACCTGGCTAGTCTTTTGGAAGATAAAGAGGTCTTAACTAGAGATCAAAAGATCGCTATTGCAAGACAACAAATGCAACAAAGTGTAAATTAAGTGTTGACAAGGACTATCCTATATTATAGGATAGTCCTAGAAAGAGAGAAATAAATATGACTAAAACATTTTACATAACTTATTGGGCTTCTAAACATAAGAAGCACATAACAAGAAAAGGTAAGCATGACGAAAAATCTAGATATGGAACATCAAAACAAGGTGTCCCTTATTATGTTTATTATGACTTAGATAGTCATGGTTATAGAACAGCAACTACAAGTTGGAAAGTGAGGCACTGATGGAGTGGTTTTTATTATTAACAATAATGAGTTTAATAGCATTAAGAGTATGGAGGGACATGTAATGATAGGAAGATTATTAATGGTACTAGTTGGATTAGTATTAGGAATGTTAGGAATAATAACAACAGTTCATTCCGACCACAATGTATTGGGAGTATTGATTACTTTTAGTGGAGTGGTTTCAATGTTAGAGGGGTTGCCAAATCATGACGTTTAATTGGTGCCATGGTCCAAAGTGCCATGAACATAAAACACAGGACAGGATAAGAGGTGTCAAAGGTTCTAAGGTTTTAAGGACCAGAAAAGTTCAACAGAATGCGTGGAATGAAAATTCTTTTTATAGATATTTCTGTTCCAATGGTTGTTACAATGATTTTGCGAATAAACATGTTCAGCAGATAGTTGCAATAGCGCCAAGGTTAGAGGCTCTTGAAACACCGATAACTGACCCAAAGAAAACGACTCATACATCTGAGAGTAGGTGGGGCAATCATAGTTGGACAACAACAGACTTTGAAATAGTAGAGGTTGACAATGCTTGACTTATCCTATATTATCCAAGATATGACAGAAAGAACTATACAGACAACTAATCCTTACTCTGGTCAGTCAGCAATGTTAACTCCAGAAGAATACAAGTTATACATTATGATTAAACAGGCTGAATTAGATGAAGACTACAAGACTGTAGAAAAAGGATTATCTAAATTTAGTAAGATGAACGCTAGCGCGTACATGACTTTACTAGATTAAAACTCTCTCACCGAGGCCCTACGGGCCTCGGATAGTGGTCCCAATCCCATACCTAAATAATCTCGGATCGATAAAAGCAATCCCCCTTACAAAAAAAGGGGTCCCACTACTCTAGGTTGTATTGCTTGTTTTAGACAGATAAGGGTGTTATAATACTTTTTCACTGTTAAAAAGGTGCAAAAAATTTTATAAAAAATTTTTTATGTTAAAAAAAGATATAAATAAACTGCCGTCTAACATTCGTTCTGAGTACAGAAGACTAAAAGTTATGCACGCAGAGAAAAAGATACAGAGAAAAGCAAAAAGTGATTTTATGTCCTTTGTCAAAGCTGTTTGGCCCGAGTTTATAGAGGGTGCACACCACAGAGTTATTGCACAAAAGTTTAATGACCTAGCAGATAAAAAAATTAATCGACTAATTGTCAACATGCCACCAAGACATACAAAATCAGAATTCGCAAGTTATCTTTTGCCAGCGTGGATGGTAGGTAAAAATCCAAAATTAAAAATTATTCAAGCAACTCACACTGGAGAACTTGCTGTAAGGTTTGGTCGTAAAGCAAAAACATTAATTGATAGCGAAGAATACTCAAAAATTTTTGATACAACGCTTCGAGAAGACAGTCAGGCTGCAGGACGTTGGGAAACTGCCCAAGGTGGTGAGTATTTTGCAGCTGGTGTTGGCGGTGCAATCACGGGCCGTGGTGCAGACCTCTTGATTATTGATGATCCGCACTCGGAACAAGACGCAATATCGGGTAAAGCTTTTGAAAGTGCTTACGAATGGTACACATCAGGACCAAGACAACGTCTACAACCAGGCGGACAGATAGTTTTAGTTATGACTAGATGGAGTAAAAAAGATTTAACAGGAATTTTGCTCGACAATCAGAAAAAAGTTAAGGGTGATCAATGGGAAATTGTAGAATTTCCGGCAATCATGGAACACGGAACTAAAAAAACACCAGTGTGGCCACAATATTGGAAATTAAAAGAGCTAGAGTCTGTAAAAGCAACACTTCCGGTTGGAAAATGGAACGCACAGTGGATGCAAAACCCAACTTCTGAAGAAGGAGCGCTAATAAAACGAGAATGGTGGCGAAAATGGGACAAAGAATTTTTACCAGACGTAACTTACGTTATTCAAAGTTATGATACAGCATTTTTAAAAAAGGAGACAGCTGATTACAGTGCAATTACGACCTGGGGTATTTTTTATCCGGAAGAAGGAGGCAAACCAAATATAATTTTGCTCGATTCTGTTAAAGATAGATTTGATTTTCCAGAACTTAGACGTGAAGCGCTAGAACAATATAAATATTGGCAGCCTGATATGGTTATCGTTGAGCAAAAAGCATCAGGTACACCTCTAACACACGAGTTAAGAAATATGGACATTCCAGTGATGACATTTACTCCAAGTCGTGGTAATGATAAGCACGTTCGAGTAAATTCTTGTGCCCCGCTGTTTGAGGCTGGATTAATCTGGGCTCCTGATGAGCAGTTTGCAGAAGAAATGATCGAAGAATGCGCGTCATTTCCATATGGCGATCATGATGACCTAGTCGACAGTATGACTATGGCTGTCATGCGATTCAGGCAGGGAGGCTTCCTACCCCATCCAGAAGATTATGAAGACGAGATACAACCACCTAGGAGGAGAGAGTACTACTAACTATGTCATTAAAGACTGAAGCTATAAAAAGATTTTTAACTGCAGCAAGATCTCTTGCTAATCAAGGATTAAGCAAAGAAGCAATCGTGCAGTTTGCTAAAAACGAATTTGGTGAAGTAACAGAGTTGTTTCAAAAACAAATAGATAATATTTTTAAAAGACCTGCATCAGGAATTGAAAAAATAAAAATAAAAGATGAGGTGTTTGATGACACTGTGGTCAAACTACCAATAGATGATACAGGTAAACCTTTTAATCCTAAAGATCCATTAAAAGATTATTCTAAAAAACCAAGAGATGAAAAATACACAGGTGGTCTCGTAGATGTTGAACCAAGTCTTTCTGACATTGGCCATGGTTCGGACGCCTTGATGGCTAGAACAAGATTAATGTCACCTGGATCACAGACGACTACATCAACAGGATTAAATTATTTACTCGCTGAAGACAATGACAACATAAGAGTTCCTTTTGCAGGAGGCGGTTCTACTATAACATTAATGGATGGAACTATAGTTCAAATACCTAGTGGAGCTTATAAAGATGGTAGATTTAAAGATATAATTTATTCAAGTAGTAAAGGCGATTTGTTAAGAGAAGAAATTGTTAAAGGTTTAAGTTTTGCTGAAGGTGGTCGTATAGGTTTTTCAAAAGGTAAACTTGCAGATGCTGCAAGACGTAAATTTATGAAAACTGCTGGTGCAGGAGCTGCAGGACTAGCTGCACTTAAAACAGGATTAATTAATCTTGCAAAAGACGCAGGACCAAAAGTAGAAATGGTTAAAGAAACTGTATCAAAAACACCTGAATATTTTTTTGATTTAGTTTCTAAAATAAAAATGTTTGGTAAAGAAGGCACACCTATAGGTGAAAGAATGAACGTAACTAATTATAAAAACTTTGAATTAACAGAAGACATTACAACAGGTGATGTGAGAATTATAAAACAAAAAGGTGATCCTGATGCACCTGGATACAGAGAAGAAGTTATGGAATATAGTAAAGGCGGCAATCCTATGGAAGAAGGTATGACAGTAGAACGATATGACGAAGCAACTTTATTTCCTGATATGGATGGTAAGATGAAAGATATTGAAGATGGTATTGAACCAGATAGTATAAAAGAAATTATGGAAGAAGTTTCTGAAAAAATTACCAAAAAAGCATCGGGTGGTCTAGCAAATTTATTAGGAGAGTAATGGAAGAGTACGACTTAGATTCTATTTTAGACATGTACGAGGAAAGTTATGTCCGTCAACCAAGAAACATTGCAATTGGTCCAAGAGCCATGGTTGGTGAAATAACAGACGAACAAACAAAATTCGGTAGACCTATTTATAAAACACCTGAGGGTGAAAGAGTATCAGAAAAATCAAGGACGTTATTTTTAGACGGTAATTACATAAATGTTCCAAGTATTCACGGTGGTAAATCTTTTAACGAAGATGAATTACGATTAATGATTAAACGAGGAAACTTAAAACCAACTAGTGTTCATAAATCTAGAGAAGATGCAGAAGCAGCAGCTGAAGCTAGATCTGCTTCTATGGCTCAAGGTGGACGAATAAAATTTGAAGATGGCATGAGAGTAATGGAAGACGAAATTATAAAAAATTATAAAGAAGAAGTTTTAAAAGAACTTGAAGCTGGTAAAAAACCAACACAAATAAAATCTTTTAAGGAGTATTTAAAAACTCAAACAAAAGTAGATACGAATCCTGGTAAAAAAAAATTAAAAAAGGCAATAGAAGATGCTAAAAAATTAAGAAAAAAAGGTGTAACATTAGGAGCAAACCGTATTCCAAAAAAACTTTTGAGAAAAATTATTGGAGATATGGCTATGTCCCTTGGTTCACCAACTGCATTACTAGGTTTAAATGCATATTTAGGAGTTGACCCTAAAGAATCTTTAGATAGAGCTATCCTTGGTGGAGAGGTTGCATTAGCACCATCTGGTATCAAAGCATTAACAAGTAGACTCGATGCTATAAAAAATCCAACAGTTAGAAAAGGTATTGAAACAGTAGCTGGTTTAAGATTACCAGGTGTGTTTACACCTGCTAACGTTATGAGAGCTGCAAGATTTATACAACCATTAGGTATTGCAACACTAGCTGGTGAAGGAATTTATCAACTGGGTAAACTAGGATACAAAGAGCAACAAAGAATTAATGCAATGAGTCCAGAAGAAAAAGCTAAATATCTTGCAGAACAACAAGAACTTGCGAATGTATCAGCGTAATGAATAAAACAAAAACAAAAAAGAAAAATCCAACACTTACAGCAAAAAATCCTGCATTTAAATGGTGGGCGGTGCCACCTAAAAAAGGACCATTATCACAAGGGTTGAAATTAGGTAAAAAACAAGTTAAGAAAGCTTAGGAGAACATATATGGCAGAAATAGACAAAGCTCTCCCGAACGACAAACGACCTGAAGAAGTTGCAGAAGAGGTTGAAGTTACGGGAATAGAAGAAACACCAAAAGGTCCAGTAGAAATTATAGAAGACGAAGAAGGGGCAACAATTGATTTTGACCCGAATTCAATGCCGATGCCACAAGAGGGTGATCACTTTGCAAACTTAAACGAATTACTTCCAGAAGAAGATACAGACATGATCGGTAATCAATTACAAAATGATTACATGGAATATAAAATGTCTCGTAAAGAATGGGAGCGAGCATACATTACTGGTTTAGATTTATTAGGATTTAAATACACAAATAGAACAGAGCCTTTTCAAGGAGCTTCAGGTGCAACACATCCAGTGTTAGCAGAAGCAGTAACACAGTTTCAAGCTTTAGCTTACAAAGAATTATTACCAGCAGATGGTCCTGTTAGAACTATGGTAATGGGTAAAACAGATCCACAAAAAGAAATGCAAGCACAAAGAGTTAAAAACTTTATGAACTATCAGTTAATGGATAAGATGCAAGAATACGAATCTGATTTTGATCAGATGTTATTTTATTTACCTCTTGCAGGTTCTACATTTAAAAAAATTTATTATGACGATTTATTGGGACGAGCAGTATCAAAGTTTGTCCCTGCGGATGACCTTGTTGTTCCGTATACGGCTACCTCATTAGACGATGCGGAATCAGTCATTCACGTTGTCAAGATGTCAGAAAATGAATTAAGAAAACAGATGGTATCTGGATTCTATTCTGACATCGAGTTGACAAAACCTAGCGGCACTATCACAAACGAACTAAAAGAAAAAGAAAGAGAAGTCGAAGGTGTTACAAAATCCCAGAGAATAGATCCTTTGTATACAATTCTAGAATGCCACGTTAATCTAGACTTGGAAGGATTTGAAGACCTTGGCCCCGACGGAGAGCCAACTGGAATAAAATTGCCTTACATCGTTACAATCGAAGAAGGTAGTAGGAAAGTTTTGTCTATTAGACGAAACTTTGCGCCCAATGATCCAAAGAAA